ACCGCTGACGATGGCCGAGCGTGAACGCGCCCAAAAACAAGCCAAATCCGACGACGCCACCGCCTTTGCACTGCAGTTGCTGATCAGCAAAGCCTGCGACGATACCGGTGCCCGCATGTTCAAGGCCGCCGAGATCGACATCCTGAAAAACGAAGTCAAGGACAAGGATCTCCAGTCGTTGATGCTGGCAATCCTGACCGATGATTCGGAGGAGCTGGACACCAAAAGCCCTTGAGGACCAACTCCGCAAGGACGGCTACCTGATGCTCCAGTTCTTCGTCGCCAAAGAACTGGGACTTACCCTCAACGAACTCCGGGCCCGCATGACGGACACGGAAATCCTCGGCTGGAACGCCTACTTCAATATCCAGGCGGACGAGGAGAAAAAAGCCTACGAGAAAGCCAAACGCAGCCGCCGCTAACCCCGGCGGCTTTCCCCCTTAAACTGAAGTACCACAAAGTCGTCGATAGCCGTGGCCTACAGGGCAGACATCCAAATCGGCGTAACAGGCATAGGCCAAATTGAGACGCTCAATAAATCACTTAGACAGGTAAGTAATTATGTAGATATGCTCAATGCCAAGCAAATAAAAGCCGGTTTTAACATCCAAAATATAAATACCTACAACGCTCAACTAGAAAAAGCCTGGCAAAATATTAACAAAGCTGCAATGGGCTCCAAAGAGGAGTTCAAGGCAGTTCAGGATTTAGTTACAGCTAAAAATAATCAGATTGCTGCTCAAGAGCGACTAAACAGACTACTTATTCAAGAAGAAGCTACTCAACGAAAAATTGTTGCTACGGCCGATGCAGGTTTTGGTGTTCAAGGTCCAAAACCAGCAAAAGGCGGTTTAGGGTTTAATCCAAAAGCCACTGCCGAAAATCTTGCACTCGGTGTCGGCTTCCCCATGTTGTTCGGAGGTGGCGCCGGTCAAGTAGCCGGCGGCCTTGCTGGCTCATTTTTTGGCCAAGGTTTCGGCGGACAAATCCTTGGATCGGTCATTGGCCAACAACTAGAAGATGCTCAGCGCCGCATCGCCGAGATTGGTGTAGCCACCAAAGATCTCAACATGGACGCATTGCGCGATAGCGCAATCACTGTCAATGCTGAACTTACAAACCAAGTCCGCCTCCTCCAAGAAGCCGGCAACGCCGAAGCAGCCCGCGCTGCCATTGCCGATCAGGTCACTCTCCAGACCGGTCTTCTTCCCGGAGCTGTACAGGATATAACCAATAACGTCGGATTACTCGGCAACACATGGAATGAATTTGTAGGCGCTGTGTCTGGAACACTGTCCATTATTGGCGTGCCGTTTGTTACAGCTTTAACGCTAATTTTGCAGGGACTAGCAAAAGTTCTTCAGCTTGTTAATTTTATTGCTACAGCACTAGGAGGTTGGCTAAAAAGTGGCATTGAATTTGTTGCAAAGTTCGTAGGTTTAGGTGGGTTACTTGACGGATTAAAATCCAAAACCACAGCCATAAGCGAAGAAGAGCAAAAGCGTATAGCCGCGCTGCAACAACTTACAGATAAGCAGGTTATTGAAATCCAAAACAATAAAAAACTCCTGGACCTGGAGACACAGCGCACTCTGGGCCGCAGCATTGCTGAAAAAGAAATCAACCTGCAGGTCGACAAACAAATCGCCTCTGAAAAAATACGTGCCGAATACGCCGAAAAAGCCAAGCAAATACGACTTGAACACGGTAAAGTTACAACAGAAGCGGGCCAGCGCGATCTGGAACTTGCGCTCCAGGCAAACTCCGCACTAGAAAAACAAGCACTCGCGCAGCAAAAAATTAAAGATCTTCTTGCAGAACAAGCATTACAGATAGAAGCTAATACCGCAAAATATAATGAAGCAGTTGCTGCTGTAGATAGACAAGTCGCATCTTTAGATCGAGGTGCTCAAGTAGCACAATCTCGATACAACGTTGAAGCTGCTCAAAATGATTTGTATGGAGCACAACTGCAACGTCAATATGAATTAGCTACCACAGCAGAACAACGTTTTGAAATAGCAAAGAGAATGTTTGAGCAGGAAGTTAATGCTGCTCGAATAGAGTACGAACAAGCTCTACTTAATAATGATTTACTGGTTAAGAAAACTGAGTTAGAGGCGAAAGTTGTAGAAATTAAATATCAACAACTAGAAGCTGAAAAACTAATAGCCATTGCTCAAGCAGAAGCACGCGGAAATACCGAAGCTCAAGTACAGAAAATTTCGGATAGTTACGATAAAGCTCTTGGAGCGCAAAAAGATCTTGTTACAGCAGCACATGAACAATTTAACGCCACTAAAGAAATAGCAGCAAACCAAAACGCCGTTGCCGATGCTGTATACAAGACAAAAGTTGTACAAGCGGAAGGTCAACTTGCACAACGTCTAACCAGCAAGGAGATTGGACTATCTAAGGAGGAAGCAGACAAACTTGCAGGCAGCCTTGGTACCGGTGCTTATAATGCAAACCAACTTGCTGGTGCAATGGGTAATGTTGCTCAACAAGCTCGAAACGCATACATAGAAATTAGCCGTGTACAAAATGTAAATCCTTTACTGGCAACACCACAATCTGGGTATGAAGCCTCATATCAGTATGCTGATGGTTCTACGGGTTATGCAAATATTCAAGCGCATTATGCTGATGGCGGTTTTGTTACAGGCCCCACGAGGGCGATGGTTGGCGAGGGCGGCGAGCCCGAGTACGTCATCCCCGCCAGTAAGATGAGCGAAGCCATGCAACGCTATGCAGCTGGCCAAAGAGGCTCTAGTGTAATCCCGACTAGCGTCAACCCACAAGTCAACGTCACCACTGGCCCGGTGATGAACATGAACGGCACCAATTACGTCTCGCAATCTGACTTCCTGAATGGGATGCAAACCGCCAGCCGCCGTGGCGCCGAAATGGCCATGCAAATGCTCCAAGCCAATAACAACACCCGTCGCATGGTGGGTATCGCCTAATGGCTGTCCGTGGTGTAGTTACAACGCTGGAGTTCTACCCAGAGGACTGGGAGGCGGGAGATACTTCGTTGTATAGATTTCAGAACCATTTCGAAGGTACTAGAACTTTTAACGGTGAAGTCTATACACATAACTTTTTCCAGGTTTCAGGTCTTGTAAAAATGCGGGACACGTCTGGGCTAGGAGCACAAATCAACTTCGCGGCAACAGCGGCAAATGTAGATTTAGTCGAAGCTGCAATATTAGGCAGATATTTTTGCGCCATAACAGTTTGGCGATGGAGCAGCACGGAAGGATTAGATAATCCTAGTTCATTCAATGTGTTTGCTGGTCAGGGCGGCGCTTGCGATACAGCAGATAATGACTCTACAACCGTGAATTTAATAATAAAAGATTACGCGCAGACAACTCGGCCTGATTTTCCATGGCGCAAAATACCGTGGACAATTACTGGTCCTCTTTCGTTTAGAAGATAGCCATGCCTGATTTATTTACAGCTGAAAATGTTACAACCGATGCTGGCACTTGGGAGCCCCAATATTCTTATGGCTATGGAATGCGCTGGGTTTCCGGCTGGACCCTTAAGCCCAGTGATGCGTCTTCATCAACAAGTCAACAGCCAGGCACCTCATCTAATACTGATCAAAAGCGGATTGACGAAACCGCATCACTGCAGCGCATCCCTTTTGAGGAATTAGATAAAGCGCAAACATACGCCAATGCTGGTGATACAATGCCAATTTTGTTTGGCAAGCGAGTTGATAATTTGGGTGGCGTGTGGGTCAGCCCTCCATTGCTGGATAGCTCCTCAGATGATTTTGAGCAAACTTTTGTTTACTTACTTAGTCATGGACAGCTAACTGTTCCTGGTGGTACAGGGTCTTATTTCATTGGTTCTACAGCCGCTAATGATACAACCATTGCCGGCACTTTATTAATTAGTGGCGCTTATTCTAACGACTCAAGTGTTTGCCCTATATCTAGCTATAACGTCACTTGCGATCACACTAATTTTAATTTTCTAGCTGATGCGCTTGGTAATACGGTTGGCGATGCAACGCAGGTTCGTACGGTCGATAAGTATGCAACAGGCGTCACCATTCGCGTCAAGCCGTTGTATCCCGATGGCGTATCTTCGCCAACCCTACTTGAGCGTTACACACTAACGATAACAAGGGTCAACAACTCAACCGCTGCTTTAACAACAGTTGGGACCATCACAACTAGCGCAACTGGTGGTATTAACTCAATTTCCGACACGATGGCAGCCGGAAACTATACCTACAGCGTGCAAATCACAGCAATTCATACGGTGCAAACTAACAAACCCTCAAATATCCTTGTTGAATTTCGCCAAGCCAATACATTCCCTAGCAGCTACGACCGCACTACAAGTTACAAAGATATTAGCCTAATTGTGGTTAAAGGTAATTTGTACGACCTTACCAAAACTTATAGCCCGCCAGCAGAACTCAAGCAACTCCACGTTCTCGTTGATAACGGCATCTCCGTTGATAAATGGCGTTATGTCAATAACTCAATTTCAAGCCCTGGCGGTTTTACATATGCACTTGAATCCAGCAATAGTTTCGCAGATCTTCTGTATTACTGGTTTGTGAACTCAGGCGAATTTACCAATCAAAATTTTGCTTATCTTAACATTCACGACATTGCAATCTGCGCCTTGTTTCACGCCCACTACAACATTACGTGTAATATATATCTAACGACATCTACCAGTTTTTTTGGCTGGGCGCAGAACATTGCGCCAATGTTTTTGACCTCCTTGGTTTCAGCATACGGAGTTTACGAATTAGCGCCGCTGCTTCCTTTAGCGGATAACGGCACTATCAAAACCACCGCGCTTACCCCAAAAGAAGTCTTTACCGATAGCGATCCTGATCCAGATAGTATCCAAAGCAGCGTCCTCAAAAACTCATATAAGAAGACGTACCGCAGCAGCACACAAATCATCCCTTTTCAAGTTGTTGTGACCTGGCGCGGCCAAAATTTATTTAATCTTGAAACCTCACAAACAACGACTGTCCGTTATTCCGATTACAGCGAAGACGCGCCAGAAGAAGCGTATGACATGTCTGCCTTCTGTACTAATGCAGACCATGCCACAATCTTTGCAAAATACGTCCTCGCCACCCGTCGCTTCAGTCTTCACAGCATTACATTCCAAACCGCAAGAAACGTTGAAGCCAATTCATTCTTAAGGCCACTTGATCTAATTTCTGTCTCGCTTGATCGTGTTAACAGCCAAGGCGATTCACGCACCGAACTTGAATATTACCTTGTCGATAACCTTGAATATGAT